TTGACCTTATTTAACATCTAAATACATCTATCTCTTATCTTCCTTCTTACCAAAGTATAATCATGGAAGAAAACATAACCAAGAAAATCAATACCACATGATGTAGGAAAAATTCTATAATTATGCTTTAATCTCAATTTTAAACCAAATAAATAACCTGAAACTCGAATGAGAAGTTTATGAAGGATATCTTTAAATCCATCTAAAATGATTATATCATCACAATATCTAAAATAATATTTCACCCTCAAAACTTCTTTCGTCCAATGGTCAAACCCTGATAGATACAAATTAGCAAAATATTGGCTCAGATAATTACCAATTGGAATTCCAGGGACCGAATCTATAACATTATCAAGTAACCACAACAAATCCTTATCTTTTACCTTCTTCCGAATAATCGTTTTTAATATATTATGATCTATTGATGAATAGAATTTATGGATGTCAAATTTCAAACAATATTTTGTATTGCCAGCATCCTCTAAAGCTTTCTTTACTCTTTTTACTCCTTTGTGTATTCCTCTTCCCTTTATAGAAGAGAAAGTATCGTTTATCAAAGTTTTCTTCCACATTGGTTCGATTACCTGCATAATACAATGGTGAATTATCCTATCTGGATAATAAGGAAGTCTGTAAATTTCTCTGTCTTTACCACTATCAAATTTATGAAAAATCGTATATTCTGAATTTCTAAAAGTTTTATTTTTCAACATATTATGAATACTCTCAAAATAATATTCAGGATTTCCATCAACCTCTATAACCTCTTTATAATGCATCTTTCCTTTTCTAGCATTCACATGGGCTTCTCTAATATTTTTAAGATCATAAACTTGGGGGTATAAATTTCCGTATCTCTTCATGGGTTTATTTTCCTCAGAATCTTCGGGACTTAGTCCCTACCAATACTTAACGAGGAAGTTATTTCTTTTGCCAAGAGGCACAGAATATATGCTCGTACTACGACCCAACTAATAAACCTAGGTGAGTGCCAATATTCTGATTCAGATTGGAAGAGGTATTATTCAGATTCCAATAGAAACTACCTGCATTAACCTCATTATTCGTATTACCACTGAATAAGGCTACCTGCCACTCTTAAGCATACATCCTTAGAATTGTTTCCTCCTTTCTTGTAAAATTTTAAAATCAATAACCCAGGCGAGTGCCAAAATACTGACCCAGATAGGAAGAGGCATAATTCAGATTCCAAAAGAAACCACCCGCAGTACCCCCACTAGACGTATAACCACCGAAGCAGGCCACCTGCCACCCAGAAGCCTGATAATAGTAATCCGTAAGTTTGGTCGTACTTGACCCACCTACCGAAGCTGCCAAGAAGCCTCGTCCAGTCTTTTGAATAGTTGCTGGATACCCATCCACGTTGTGAAGTGTAATATTCGCTCCCAAGACATTTACGAGGAGGATATAGTTGGTAGTCGTATTATCTGCCCAGTTGGCAGCATTGTTAGTAACATAAGGGATGTTATTGTTAATATTAAATCCATCAACCCACTTCCACAGATGCCCAAACCAGTTCTCTATGCCTCGATAAGATAGATACTTGGTTGATTCCGTTAACGCCGAAGTCGCCCCAGCAGTATTACCAGTAGCGTTTCCAATAGCATTTGAATTACCTGAACGGGCGATGGGGTTGTAGTTATTATAGGTAGGCCAATCGATAACATTCGTGATACCTGCTCCAATCATGCTCTGAGAATAGAATGAGGCATACTCCACTAGATAGAGAAGCTGAATGGCTACTGCAAGGTCAAAGTCCCAACTTCTCCAACCAGCACCTCTATTAGAAGCGATTACCCTAGCATTGGCACGAGTAAGATAGGAGATGGCTGCCTTAGCATTAACTGAGCTAAGTTTATCCCCTGTGGTTGCTGTGTAATCTCTCTCGGTTGAGATAACCGTAGAGGCTGCTGTTTCATCAACGCAAGCCTCAGATATGGTAATCTTCGTGGCTGATACAAGAGATGCAATAGTCTTTGTCCCATTGTTATCTGTTGTTCCCGTGACCACAATCTTCTGACCCACGGTGAGATTGGTGAATACTCCTGATCTTGAGGCTATCGTCAAAGAACTATCGGATAAAGCAAATACGCAAGAGACAGCGGTCTGATAGATGCCATCCACATATAATGATGCAGAATTGTCATACAGAATGCCTTCGTAGGCCCCAATGTATCGGTAAGGAACCTCTACACTATTCTTAATAAAAGCGGGATGGACATTGAACCCAGCAAGTGGGACAGGAGAGACTTCATAGGTATGGATTGTCCCAGCGTAACCATATCGATACCAGAACTTGGGGATCTCTACCATTACCTGGCCATCCGTCCCAGTTAGGTCTGAGGCCGTAGAGCCATCCTCCTTCTTGGTGCTATCAGTCGGACTGAGATAATAATTCACTGCCCCTGCATCCGTGAGCAGGCATCGTCTCATCCTTCTCTGAATCGGTAACATGGCAGCGGGGAGGGTACCACCTGTCTTGTGCCCTGCTGTTCTGCCAGTTCTGGTGTAGGTGTCGGTAGATTCATCCCAGGTGATCCCATAGAATGGTTCTGTCTCAGAAAGGAAAGCCACTGGGCCAGAATTACCCTCCTCATCCCTCATATAGAGTCTTGATGTGACTGCACCATTGTAATCTGCTACCCATAATTGGGCAGTATCAACAGGAGAGGTTGTTGGGGCTGTGCCTTGAAAGATGCCGAGAACTTTGGCTGCGGAAGCGCCGAAAGAGGTTGCACCGATGCCAACATTGCCCGTTGCGTAATAAATATTATCACCAGTGAGAGTCCAGTTTGAGGTAGCACTGATTGGACTACCGTTGACTCGATAAGTTCCGGTAATATTAGCGTCTCCTGCAACATTCAATTTATACGCTGGTGTGGTCGTCCCGATGCCAACATTCCCTTCTGTCGGTTGCAAGATCACATAACTCGTGGTCTTGGTTGCATGGGAGGTTCCCTCAATGGTGATGTCTCCATTAGCGGCAGAGGAACCGTAGATGATATTATCCTTTAAGTTTAGAGCCACAGCAGAGAAGTCGTACTCCAACACCCCGCCAAGGGACAACCCCACATTATTAGCTCCGATCCTATATAAACCAGAATCAACATCATTATCAAAAGATAAGGATGGAATGGACGCTGATCCATCTTTCAGCCTAATCTGACCAGCCATGTATTTAACTGAATTCCAGGCTCCTGCTCTCTCCCAGGCCATGTTATTTCACCTCTCCTTGTGGAAGACTTATACTATAGTCATTCCCTATAGTTCCGCCTTCACAATCATACTCTTTCAATATAGATCTAATCGACTCCTCTAAATTAGATTGGAGTCTGGGAATAATGTTATTATTAAGATCTATAAACCTATCTCTAATAAGTATGGCTTCATTTTGTTTTGCCAATAATAAATTGTTTATTTCCAATAACCTTATTTTATCTGAATCCTTAATATATACTTTTTCTTCCATAAATCCTCCAAAAATTATTTATCCTTGTTCAAAAAGTTTAGCTGTTACTCTAGCTCCTGATGTTACTGAAGCACTAGTTGCACTTAATCCAACTCGCATCCACGGCATGGGATATGGAGAAAGTGAAGTCCCAGAAGCTACTGCGGATAATCCATTCCAATTTGTAAATATATTTTCAACATAAACAAAATTGTTTGCAGTATTATCATAGGACAATTCGTACCACATACATAACTGTGCAGCAGAACATGCAGAAGCAGGACCTCCTGAAACCCACACTCCAAAATACCCTCCTCGCATTATTTCTATCCCATCACTATATATAGCTGCAGATGATAATGGAGTAGCTGCTGTAAATATAGTTTTAACTTCTCCTTCCGGTTTAACAAACTGCATTTCTTTTCACCTCATGTTTAATTGTTTTCTAATTTGTTACGAATCATATTCCTAACATCTTCCTGTGATAAACTGCCCCATAATCCGACGTGCAATGATTCCACTTTCTGAGGTGGTTTTAGGCCAGCCCGATCAAGTATATCACGATTGGCATCTAATCTAATCTTTTCATGCTGAGCCCCTTCAGCCAATTCCCTAATTCTCTCAAAAGCAGCAGGAGCTTCAGTTATAATCTGTAGTCTCACAGCCTCTTGAATTATAGAGATTTGCTCTCTAACTTTTGGGTTCTTGGCTAATTGATAAGCATATACATCTAAGCGGTGTCTTTGGGCTTTCCCTGGGAAGGCTTTTCTATAAGCTGACGATAAACCCTCACCTTGACCAACAAGTGTAGCAAAGAGCAGAACTTCAGGATTGAGTATAGCCCTGTCTCCGGTAATAAGAGGAACCCTACTACCCTCTGAAGACTCGTCCACAACTTCTGGTTCAATAACTTCAATTTTTTTAGCATTTTTTGTCATAGTAATAAATCACTAAGGGTTGGAATCTTTTCTATATTCTTTGGGGCATGTGAAACCTGGGAAGGAGGGACAGGAGGAGGTGGAGTAGGACGAGTAGATACTGTAGACAACTCCTGCTCAAACTTCAATTTCTCTTTATCTTTAGGAACATCTTTCTCAGGAAGTAATTCTTTAGGTTTATTTATAGGACGATCTCTAAGAGAAGGAACTTTACCAAGATCTCGTGGAGGAAGAGTAAATTGATCTACTTTATTCTTATCAATCCTCTCACCTTTTGCTCTCTTAGCTCTAACTGAAGGAATTTTCAATATTATCTACCTACCTTCTTAGGTCTGGTTCTAGTAGATCCCTTCCATTTACGTTTTCCAAATCCTGCCTTCTCTCCACGTTCCCCCTCACTATAAAGAATAGCCAATGCCTGATCTACGTCTTTAGACTTCTCTGGATCTAACTTCTTCCCTGCACTTGTTCTTAGGAGCTTACCTCTCATAAACCGTTCCATTTGCTTAGAAACATGTTCTTTGCCCTTTTTACCTAACTTTGTTTTTTCTGCCATTATTTTAAAACCTCATCTATGGCCTTCTTTAACTCATTGGATACCTTTATTCCTTTTTCTTTGGCGTGTTTAATTATCGCATTCCTCTTTTCTTTCAATAACTTATCTACCTTAAGATACTTTGGATTATTTCTCATAACAAAAAACATACTAATGGCACCTATAAGTATTGTAATAACTACTTTAACAATTTCATATATCATATTACTTTCCTCTCTTTTTCGGCTTCCATCCATGTTCTCCAGCCATTCTAGCTCTGGCAGATGCTTTCGCCTTTTCCATAGAAGTTGACGTACCAACAACTTTCCCAGTTTCTTTATTTATAATCTGCACTTTATTTCCAACCTTTTTAAATCTATATGGCATACTATTTCGGACCGGCCCAAAAATCAACCACATTCCCCTCTATTAGGGCTTATGGTATAATATTAATAATATTAGGACAATTACTATTGGAACTTTTTATTTTTTGAGGAACATCTAGGACAATGCCCAGAGGAATCTGGATACTTTATATTTCTACCGCACTGCACACACAACCCAAAAGCCAACCTTTTAGCTCTATGATACTTATCTCGTTGTTCTTTTGACATCTTCTGTAACTGTTGGATTTTCCAAATATATTCCCTTTTTCGCTCCTGTCTATTTTCTTCTAGGATAGGATCAAAATGGAACTCTCTGGCTATCAAATTATCCAAATCTTCAAACAAACCAGCAATCTCATTCTCATATATAGCAGCCATAATCCTACTAAGATTCCTATCAAATGTTCGTATAGACCCTATTTTACTATTCATCCCATTCAATAAGATCCATCTCTCCCAATTCTTTTATTCTCCGATATATCATCTTTTTGGATACACACAGAATCTCAGACATTTCTCCTATAGTATATCCTGCCCTAGCTAGATATAGAATCCTATCCAGCATTCTAGTACTAAAATACTTCCTATCAATAGCCCCAATTAATCTATTTTCAATTGAATTCTCAATATATCCTTTCTTCATAGGAATAGGCAGTCCAATTAGACAAAAGTTACTTCTCTTTTGGTGATCAATCACATACTCTATCGGATCTATCGGGTTTTCAAATTTCCTCTTCACGAATCATTTCACACACTTAAACAATTATATTTGGCTTTTCTATTACCTGGGATGCTCTACTAAGCTTCTGGGTCCTAATTGACTTTGGGGCAAAAACCGTCCCGCATCCAGGACATTCCAACCACCCATAAATTGGGAAAAAAGACTGATAAGGAAAGGTGATTGTAAACTGACCACATACTGGGCAAGCATCTTGTTTAATCCTTTCTTGATTTATACTTTCTTGTTTTTCTAAAGCTTCTATTTCTTCCATCCTTTTAGCAGCTATTTCCTCAGACATGTTCTTCCTCCAATTCAATAATACTTTCAAAATAATGTCTATCTAGGAATTTTTTAAGACACTCCTTACTACAAAAATCTGCAAAAAAATCTGCAGCATTTATACTTTGTTTCTTACTGGTCCTATTAACATATATATCCATTACAGTAAACCTAAGCCTAAGCCCATTTGCAGAAGAAATTCCACATTGATCACACTCTATTCCTTTATATCTTTGATTCATGTTTCTCTTCAGAACGTAGTTTACACATCCTCATACTCCCTCAGATCCATTATATAACTCTTTCATGTCTTTTAAACACTTTTTACAAATAAAAGCCCATATTCTCCAAGAATCTCCACTACATGCAGAATATACTATCCTAAAATTTCTTGGGTGAATAACCACACAATCATCTTTTGTTTTTCCACAAAAATCACACTCAGCTCTTATCATTTATTTTCCTTCAGTATACTACTTATTCCAGAAACTTTCTGAACCTTCTGAATATAGCTTAGTGTTGGGTGTGCATAAATCCAATTCTTACA